TGGGGCCTCACAGGAACGCCGACGCCAACCGCTCCGACCGACTGCTTCGGGCAGATCCGGCTCCTCACGCCGGAGAGATACACGAAAGGTTTCCGTACGATCCAGAACGAATTGATGACGCAGGTCAGTCAATTCAAGTGGGTGCCGAAACATGGGTCAGCGGAGCGCGTATACGAACTGATGCAGCCTTCTATTCGGTTCGCTCTTGAAGATTGCATCGACCTGCCACCGACGATCTACCAGGAGCGGGAATGCGAACTCACACCGCAACAGACGAAGCATTACAAGGAGCTGGAACGCCAATGCTTTACGGAGATCCAAGGCACGAGCATAAGTGCCGTCAATGCCGGGGTTCTTCTCGGCAAGCTCTGTCAAGCGAGCCTCGGCATTATGTACGACGGGGCGGGCGGGGTCGTGGATATGGACTTCAGTCCTCGATTGAAAGTCTTGAAGGAGGTGATCGAGGAATGCGATGAGAAGGTGATCGTCTTCGTGCCGTACACGGGTGCGCTGAACCGCTTTTACGACGAGCTGAAGAACCACTGGACGGTCGAAGTGGTCGACGGCGGTGTACCTGCCGGGAAGCGCAACCGCATCTTCAAGGACTTCCAGGAGGGAGTTAGCCCGCGTGTTATCCTCGCCCACCCCGGTACGATGGCGCATGGACTGACCCTCACGGCGGCGACTACGATCGTCTGGGCCGCGCCTGTGACCTCGACGGAGACGTTCCTGCAAGCGAATGCTCGCATTTCGCGCCCGGGACAGACCAAGACGGCGCACATCGTCATGCTTCATGGGAGTAAAGTTGAACGGCGTTTGTACCAGACGTTGAAGGACAGGCGTAAACTTCAGGATCTCGTCTTAGAGCTGGCAAAAGAAGGGGGGAAGAGATGATTCACGTGTCGTACCGAAAAGAATCAAGGAAAGACTACGGCGAAGACCGAAACCCAAGCAACACCAACCTTTGCCGCGAACAGTTGGCGCTTGGATGTATGCTACGCATCGCAGACGCCCTCGAAAAGATGGCGCAGCCCCACGTGGATCTGATTGAGAGAGCCGACAGATTGGACAAGGACACCACCTTCCTTGCTGAACTGTGCGACAAGAAGGACCGACAGATCCGTGGGTTGCGCGGGGCCTTCAAGCGAATGAAGAAGGGGACTTGACACCGAGACACGGATGTAGTACCGTGGACATACAGGGGGGGAAATGTGCGACGCTGAAGAAATCCGGCAGCTGATGGAGGACATCGACGCCCAATGGCTTGGCCGTGCTTTGTTCGAGTATATGCACGGAGTAAATGAGACACTGAAAAAGGCGGGGGTACTCCAATTCATAGATTCATCGAACATACGGCACGGGCCAACGACAGAACATCATCAATTTCCATTCCCGGGATGCCCCGCCGGAAAATCTGATGCCGAGGGGTTGTTTTATGCCTTTGTTCTTTTCGTGGACACGGTGATCTTGCGGCGGATTGAATCGGTTGCGTCTGTAGTGTGGAGGACCGTTCCGGAGTTTTTGGCTGCTCGGGATTTTGATACTTACCAGATGTTGTATTCTATTTACTGTCGTTTTTCTGTGACATTGAAAAGGAGAGACCTGTGAACGTAGACGACCTGACCGCCAAGTACATCGAATTACGCGACAGGAAAGCGAAGATCAAGAAAGAAGCAGAAGATGCTGAAGCGGCCTTGAGCGCCCTTCAAGACGCGATCGGGGACAAGATCAGGGAAATCATGCACGAGATGGGGGTGACGAGTCTCAAGACCGCTCATGGGACGGCTTACATCGCCTACAGGGAATCGGCAACGGTCGCGGATTGGGACGTGCTTCTTGGGTTCATAAAAAAATCAGAGGCTTGGGACTTGCTCGAAAGGAGGGTAAGTAAGTCCGCCGTAAAGGATCGCATGGAGGAGGACCGGAACGGGAACTACCATCAAGAACCGCCGCCGGGGGTGAATTTCGTCAGGATCGAGGGAGTGAACGTGAGACGGAAATAACTAAGGGGGGCACGAACATGAAATTCGAGGTGGAACTGATCGAAGGTGGGCGTTGCATTATCCCGATGGAGGGACAGACGGGGTTGATCGTGCCGGATGCCGACCTCGGCGCGGCGTTGCGGTCGATCGTGAAACCCACCAAACTGGTGGGGAAGGCGGCGCGGAAACCCCGTGGGCCGAACAAGAAACGGAGGGCAACACCCGACGCGAACTCTGATGCGCTTGCAGGACTTACGTAAATGGCGCAAGGAACGGAATTAGACAAGGTGTACACGTACCATCCGCCGAAGGGGAACCAGCAGGAGAGGTACGTAACGATCCGAGAAACGGCGAAGGCGTTCGCGGCTCTGATCTTGTGGGCCACGCCGACGAGCAGGGAACAGTCGCTCGCGCTGACGAAGTTGGAAGAAGTCGTCATGTGGGCAAATTCAGCGATCGCAAGGAACGAAAACGAAGTATAACCCAAGGGGGGCACTACATGAGCACCGATCTGGTACAGATTCCGAAAGACATTCCGAGTTTCGCACTCGCCATCAACGACGCGAAGACGCTGAACGCTGATGCGCTACAGGGCATCTCCACCGGTTTTCCGCCGTCGATCCGCATCAAGCGGAATGGTTTTCGCGTTGTGGACGGCAACGGGGACGAGATCAACTTGAAGCCGAACGATCTTGCCGGAGGGGAGTATCTGGACATCGTGATCCTCGCCGCCAAACCGGGGCTGAACAAGGTCTACTACGAGGCGGCGTACGACCCGAACCAGGTGGAGCCTTCCGCCCCGGACTGCTTCTCCCTGGACGGCGTGACCCCCGACAAGTCCGTCAACAAGCCGGTCAACCCGACCTGCGGCACCTGCCCGATGAACGCTTTCGGCTCCGGTCGCAACGCGGCGGGGCAGCCCACCAAGGGCAAGGCGTGTGCGGACAGCAAAATCCTCGCCGTGTTCCGCAAGGGATCGGTCTATTCGTTCAAGATCCCGCCTGCCAGCCTCAAGAACTTCGGCCTGTATGTCAAGAACCTGACGAACCGAGGCGTTCCGCTCGGTAACGTCATCACCTACGTTGGCTTTGACGAAGATGCAGACTACTCCGTGTTGCAGTTCCGGGTCGGGGCGTTCATCCCGGAATCGGCAAAAGAGGCTCTGCTCGCGGTCAGCAAGTCGCAGGAGGTCGCGGACATCGTTCGCCCGATGGAGTACCGGGCGTTGCCCCCGCCTCAGACGGACGCGGTAGTGGACGCCAGGGCAGCGGCAGTCGCAGCACCGCAGACCACGGCGGCTCAGACCCTCGGTCAACCCGCACAGACCGCGCAAGCGGACCAGCCCGTTCCGTCTCGCAAGCGTGGGCGTCCTGCGGCAGCAACGACTGAGGCGACTCCTGCGGCCTCTGCCGCTGTCATGTCGGACGACGAGATCACGAAGGCACTCGGGCTGTAAACTGGAAACGGGCGGTTTCCCTCATGGTGGGAGGGAATTAAAGTGGATGCCCAACCCCGCCGCCCGTACTTAACATAGGAGCCTCACGCCATGTGCAATGAGCCGTCCGACATCCATAAGTTAGAAGCCGTCCGCGCGAAACGGGGGCTGACGATCGTCGCCTTTACGAATCTGCTACCGATCCAGCGGTCCACGTACTACGGATGGCTCACAGGGAGGAGACGGCCCGATCCTTACAGGATGAAGGCTTGTCTGAAAATTGCCGGAAAGATGAAGTAAGCCCGCATGTTCGGGCAAATGCTTCCTCACGAGGGATGGATTTGTGTCGCCAAAAGGCGGGACAAGGGCTTTCAGCACGTCTGGTTCGAGAATGTAGAGGGGGCGGAAACGTATGCGTTGCAGGAGGACAAGAAGGGCCACGAAATTTACCTCGCGCAGTCGACGTTCAAGACGAAGGAGAATAGACGACAGGAGAATGTACTTGCTGTCCGTTCGTTCTGGCTCGACATCGACTGTGGGCCGGGGAAGCCGTATGCGACCCAGGGCGAGGGCGCTGTCGCGCTCAAAAGTTTCTGTTCTCGTGTGGGCCTTCCACTACCTGCCGTGGTCAACTCCGGTAATGGTCTTTACGCCCACTGGATTTTAGACGAAGATATCGAACCGGTTTCCTGGAAGGAGACAGCATGCTTACTCAAGCAGGTGTGTATCGCTTGCGCTTTCTCGTCCGACGGCTCACGGACCGCCGACTCCGCTTCCGTCTTACGTCCTGTTGGGACGAGAAACAAGAAGCAGGCAGAGGCGAAGCCGGTTCATCTGGTGGCAGCGGCGAAGGAAGTTTCGTTCGATTCCTTCCGATCTTTATTGGAGGCAGCAGCTACCAAATTCCAAGTGACAATCCTTCCTGCACCGGCGTCCCCGTCTTTGAATCAGGAATTTCTACCCGTCTACGACGGTCCCCCAAGCAACGCGGAGCGCATCGCTGAGAAGTGCCCGCAGGTCGCTTACCTCGTACAGAACCAAGCAAAGACCGAGGAGCCTCTTTGGTACGCTCTTGTGGGTCTTGTCCGTCATTGCGTCAATGGTCCTGAATGGGTCCATAAGTGGTCAAAAGACCACCCGGAGTATGATGAGGGGGCTACTGATCGCAAGATCGCGCAACTGGAACGGCGGTCCATAGGCCCGACGACTTGCGCCAAATTCAAGGGCCTGAATCCCGACGGATGCCGTGAATGTACCTACGAGGTTTCCTCCCCGATCCAGTTGGGGAAAGAGTATGTGGCGATCGAGCCAACCCTGCCGGTCGAGGAGAAACCAGAACTCCCTGTCGGGTTCGAAATTACGGAGCATGGCCTTATCTTTAAGATCCCCGACGAACCTGTCCAATTCTACGACAACGAACTCTACATCACCGCCCTCGCATGGGACGAATCTCTCGGCTACGAGACGGCGACGGTGAAGCACTTCCTGCCCCACGAGGGGTGGAAAGAGTTCAAGTTCAGATCGTCCCTGACGAACGACCCAAAGGGATGCTTGACCGCTCTTGCTGATAATCACGTCAAGTTAGTTGGAGCCGACCGAAAAAAGGCGATGCTCGTGTACATTGAGAGCTACCTTGCGAAGATCCAGCGGGCGAGGAAGATGTCCCAACTCGTCTGCCAGATGGGGTGGAAAGATGACGGGCGATTCGTCCTTGGGAGGAACGTCATTCTCCCCAACGGTGAAGCCGAGCCGGTGGCTCTGGCGAAGTCGGTGCCGCAGTCGATCGAGGCATTCCACACGCAGGGGGATCTCAAGCCGTGGGTGGACGCCACGGCCCTTTTCGCCCAGTCCGACGACATGTTCTCTCTCGCTTTCGCTTTTTGCGCGGGGGCGTTCGGCGCTCCGCTGATGAAGTTCACCGGCTACCCCGGCGCAATGGTGGCGATGCTTGGTGCCTCGGGCGTGGGTAAGACCCTTGTAGGCACGTGGATCGCATCCACCTACGGTGAGCCAAACCGTCTTATTATGCTCAAAGACGACACGAAAAATGCACTTATTGGTCGTCTAGGCGCGTATGGGAACCTGCCCCTGTACATCGATGAGGTCACGAACATCGACCCGGAAGAACTGTCCGAACTGACCTACCGGATCACTCAAGGCCGTGATAAAGCAAGATTAAACCGGAACGCAACGGAACGGACTATTAATAATCAATGGCAAACATTAGCAGTAGTCTCGTCAAATTCGTCCATCGTGGACAAGCTCTCCGGCATGAAGCAGGACGCTTCTCCCGAGTTGAACCGGGTTCTTGAGTTCTCTGTGCCGCAGACGACGCAGCTCAACCGCGACATCGCCACAGGGATCTACCGGGCCATCACCGAGAATTACGGCCACGCAGGGATAGAGTACATCAAGCACCTTGTTACCCATCAAGCCGAGCACCAGGAGAAGATCGACAAGATCGTTGCTTTGCTCGACGCACAGACGGGGGCCAAGAACGAGGAGCGGTACTGGTCCGCCATCGCCGGAGTGACGCTGTACGGCGCGGCCTGCGCTCAGAAACTCGGGTTGATCCGGTTCGACGTG